ATGACCCCCGCCGAAGTCGAAGATCGTATTCGCACCCTGATCGAACCCTTCAACAAAAAGGACGTCACGATCGAGAACGCGACCACCTTTGCTGGTGATCTCGAATTCGACAGCTTGACCGTGATGGATTTCGTCGCCGAGATCGAAGACGAATTCGACGTGATCATCTCGATGAACCAACAGGCCGAGATCGAAAACTGGGGCCAGCTCGTCGCGGCAGTCCACAAGTTGCAGGATAGCTGATAATGGCGACCGCTATGACCGAGACCCTGAGCGCCGCCGAACCTGTCGACCTGCTGTCGAAGTTCGATCCGATCATCCATACCCGTGAGACTTTGCTGGCCGCCGGGGTGGAAGATCCGTTCAATCTGGTGATGGAAGAGGTGCTCTCTCCCACCCGTGCGATCTGCAACGGGCGCGATACGATCCTGCTCGGCACCTACAACTACATGGGCATGACCTTTGACCCGGACGTGATTGCGGCGGGCAAGCAGGCGATGGAGGATTTCGGCGCGGGGACAACCGGCAGCCGCGTGCTCAACGGCACCTTCCGCGATCACCGCGATGTCGAGGCCGCCTTGCGCGAATTCTACGACATGGATCACGCCATGGTCTTCTCGACCGGGTACCAGGCCAATCTCGGGATTATCTCGACGCTGGCTGGCAAGGGCGACTACATCATCCTCGACATCGATAGCCACGCGTCGATCTGGGATGGCTGCGCGATGGGCAATGCCGAGGTCGTGCCGTTCAAGCACAATGATGTCGAAGCGCTGGAAAAGCGCCTCAAGCGGATCCCTGAAGGCGCGGGCAAGCTGGTGGTGCTCGAAGGCGTCTATTCGATGATGGGCGATGTCGCCCCGCTCAAGGAAATGGTCCGCGTCTGCAAGGAAAACGGCGCGATGGTGCTGGTCGATGAAGCGCATTCGATGGGCTTCATCGGTGAACATGGCCGCGGCGTCGCCGAGGAACAGGGCGTGCTCGACGACGTAGATTTCATCATCGGCACCTTCTCCAAGAGCGTGGGCACGGTCGGCGGCTTCTGCGTTTCCAACCACCCGAAGTTTGAAGTGCTACGACTGGTGTGCCGCCCTTACGTGTTCACCGCCGCGCTTCCGCCATCGGTGATGGCCAGCTCGGCCACCTCGATCCGCAAGCTGATGCACGGCGGCAACAAGCGCGCGCATCTGTGGGAGAACAGCCGCACGCTGCACGGCGGGCTGAAGGCACTTGGCTTCAAGCTCGGCACCGAAACCCCGCAAAGCGCGATCATCGCTGTGATCATGCCCGATCTCGAAAAAGGCGCAATGATGTGGGAGGCGCTGCTCAAGGAAGGCCTCTACGTCAACTTGGCCCGCCCCCCGGCGACCCCGGCAGGGATGACCCTGCTGCGCTGTTCGCTGTGTGCCGAGCATACCGCCGATCAGGTGCAGACCATCCTCGGCATGTTCGAACGCGCGGGCAAGGCGATCGGGATCATCTAACCTTTCTTGTTAACCATATTGGTTATTTCTCTTGACATCGTGACGCTCTCCGGTTAGGAAGGGGCATCATCGAGAAATAGCGATTCGCCCAGGCGGCGCTCCCCAGTGGAGTGCCGCCTGTTCGTTTTGGCGCCAGGAGAACCCGTCATGGCCAAGCCGCGAGGCAAGCACATCCTCATCCGTCCCGAGCTGCGGGAAGGAGAAACCAAAAGGGTCAATAACCACTGGCGGGTGCTGTTCCTCGATCACCTTGCCGAAAGCTCCAACGTCAGCGAATCCGCCGCCAAGGCCGGGATCAGCGTCAGCCGCGCCTACAAGGTTCGGCGCGAGGAACCCGCATTCGCCAACCTATGGCTCGCCGCTTTGTGGGAGGGCTACACCCATCTCGAAATGGAAGTGGTCCGCCGGTTGCGGCAGGGCGACCATTCCACGCTTGATGCGGGCCGCTATGACTTCGCCAACGCGATCCGCCTGCTCGCCGCGCACCGCGACACCGCCTCGCAGGCCATGGCCCAGCAACGCAATGTCAGCGCCGCCGAAGTACGCGCTTCGATTGATCGCAAGGTTGAGGAAATCCGTCTGCGGCTCAAACACGAGCGCGCCCGCGCGGATGGCGCGCGTTGAGCGCCGATCTCGAGTGGATGGACGAGGACGAGAAGGAAGCCGGCCCGCTCATCGCCAATGCCCTCGACCACAAGGAGAAGGCTGAATTCCAGTTCCACTGGCAGCTGCTCGCGCGCCGCGCGCAATGCGCACCGCAGGGCGATTGGCGCATTTGGATGATCATGGCGGGGCGCGGGTTCGGCAAGACCCGCGCCGGCGCCGAATGGGTGCGCCAGATTGCCGAAGCGGACCCGACCGCCCGGATCGCGCTGGTCGCCGCATCGCTCGCCGAGGCACGCGCAGTGATGGTGGAGGGCCAGTCCGGCCTGATGGCGGTCTGCCCGCCTGACCGAATGCCGCAATTCGAACCCTCGCTCCACCGCGTCCGGTTCGCCAATGGCGCGCAGGTCCAGCTATTCTCGGCCGCCGAGCCGGAAGGCCTGCGCGGCCCACAGCACAGTCACGCCTGGTGCGACGAGATCGGCAAGTGGCCGCTGGCGCATGAACGGGCAACCCGTTGCTGGGACAACCTGTTGATGGGCCTGCGGCTAGGGTCTGACCCGCGCATCATGGTCACCACCACGCCGCGTGCGGTGCCACTGCTGCAGCGATTGGTCAGACAGGAGCATTCGGGCGAAGTCGTGATCTCACGCGGTTCGACTTTGGCAAACGCAGCCAACCTGCCCGAGCGGTTCCTCACCGCGATCGCGAGCGAGTTTGGTGGGAGCAATCTCGCCCGACAGGAGATCGACGGCGAATTGCTGGAGGATGTCGAAGGCGCTCTGTGGACCCGGGCGATGCTCGAACAGGCCCGCGAACATGGCCCGGTTCCTGAAGCCGTGCGAATCGTCGTCGCGGTCGATCCCCCGGCGAGCGCGCATGGCGACGAGTGCGGGATTGTGGTCGCAGCCCTTGGTGATGACGGGATCGCGCGGGTGCTGGCCGATTGCTCGGTTAGCGGCGCGGCTCCGGCCGAATGGGCTGAGCGGGTGGCTTTCAGCGCGCGCGAATGGAACGCAGACCGGGTGGTGGCCGAAGCCAATCAGGGCGGCGCGATGGTCGAAAGCGTGCTGCGCGCCGCCGATCAGGCGTTGCCGGTCAAGCTGGTGCACGCCAGCCGCGGCAAGGTCGCTCGGGCCGAGCCGGTCGCGGCGCTCTATGCCGCCGGGCGGGTGCGACACGTGGGCGTGTTTGCACGGCTAGAGGACCAACTGTGCGGCTTGCTGGTAGGCGGCACCTACGCTGGCCCCGGCAACAGCCCTGACCGCGCCGATGCGGCCGTCTGGGCACTCACCGAATTGCTGCTGGGTCGCCAGCTTCGCCCCAGCGTGCGGCAGATCTAACCGAAGGAACTGCAATGGCTTTGCTCAACAATATCCTCTCCGCCTTCAAGGGCGGGGAGCGCACCCGCGTGCCGCTTGCGCATGGCGCCATGCAGGGCTGGCCGCCAGCGTTCGATCCCGGCCCGGGGCTGCGCGGCTTTGATTATACCAAGGGCATCACCGAGGGGTTTCTGACCAACCCCATTGCCCAGCGTTCGGTGCGGCTGCTGGCCGAAGGGGTCGGGCAGGCGCCGCTCCAATGCTCCGACTCGCGTTTGGCGGCTCTGGTGACGGCGACCAGCGCGGGCCAATCGCTGATCGAAACGCTCGCGGCCAACCTGCTGCTGCATGGCAATGGCTATGTGCAGATCCTCAAGGACGCGGCCGGTTTGCCGGTCGAACTGTTCGCGCTGCGCCCGGACCGGATCAAGGTGGTGCTCGATCACAATGGCTGGCCGTGCGGCTATGATTACACCGTCGGCGGCCACACCAGCCGCCTGCCGATTGAGGATGAGGCCGGGTGGCCCGGCCTGATTGCGATCCGCACGATGCACCCGCTCGACGATCACCGCGGGGCAGGCGCGCTTCAGGCGGCGTGGCAGGCGGTGCTGATCCACAATGCGGCGACCGTCTGGAACCGCGCACTGCTGGAGAATGCGGCGCGGCCTTCGGGCGCGCTGGTTCACGAAACGGGTGACGGCGCGGCGCTGACGCTCGAACAGTTCGACCGGTTGAAACGCGAGCTCGACGTTGCCTTTTCGGGCGCGGTCAATGCGGGCCGTCCGATGCTGCTCGACGGCGGGCTCAAGTGGCAGAGCATGGCGCTGACCCCTGCCGACATGGACTTTGCAACACTCAAGAGCGCGGCAGCGCGCGACATCGCGCTGGCGTTCGGGGTGCCGCCGATGCTGCTCGGCCTGCCGGGTGACAACACCTACGCCAATTACCGCGAGGCGAGCCGCGCGCTGTGGCGGCTGACCCTGTTGCCGCTCGCCGAAAAGCTGCTTGCAGCCCTGCGCGAAGGCCTCGCCCCGTGGTTTCCGGATGCCGAGCTGACGATCGATCTCGACCGGGTTCCCGCCCTGTCCGAAGACCGTGAGCGCCTGTGGTCGCAGGTCTCGGACGCCGATTTCCTGAGCCGGGCCGAAAAGCGCCAGATGCTGGGCCTGCCGCCTGAGGAGACTGCCGCATGAGCCGAGAAGACATCCTCGCCAGTCTGATGGCGCAGGCGCGCGAAGAAGGGGCCGAAGTGGTCACCTTGCGCGCCATCATTGAGGAAACCAGCGTGCTCGCCACTGACCGGGCGCTGGAACGGCTCGGCCTCGGCGATGCGGGCGCGGAGGGCGATCTCGTCGAACTGCGCGAACTGCTGAGGGCGTGGCGCGATGCCAAGACCAGCGCGTGGAAGGCTCTGGTCGACTGGATTGTCCGCGGCGCGCTGGCGCTGCTGCTGATCGGGATCGCAGTGCGGTTCGGCATGTGGGACCGGCTGTGAGCGCGCCCGCTCCGCTGCGCTTCGCCGGCTATGCCGCCCTGTTCGACATTGCCGATGCCGGGCGCGACACGATCCGGCGCGGCGCCTTTGCCCGCACGCTGGCGGCGCGTTCGGGGCCGCTGCCGCTTTTTTGGCAACACCGGCCAGATCAGCCGATCGGCGTGATCGAACAGGCTGCCGAGGATGCTCGCGGCCTGCGCGTCATCGCCCGGATCAACCGGCCCGATAGCCGCGCGGCGCATCTGCTGTCGGCAGGCCACGTCACCGGCCTCAGCTTCGGTTTCCGCACCCGCGCCGCGCGGCAATCGGCGGGCGGGCGCGAATTGCTGGAGATCGACCTGTTCGAGGTCAGCCTGGTCACCCATCCGCTCCAGCACGGCGCCCGCGTCCACCTCTTGCGCTGATACGGCCAGCCCATTCCGTTTCCACCGGCCGCCTCTGGGGCGGCCTTTTTTCTGCCCAACCGAAAGGCCACTGCCCCATGGAGAATACCCCCACTCCGATGACCGCCACCGACCCGCTCGACGCCAGCTTCGACCTTCTAGCGCGGCAGGATCAGGCCGAAGCCGATATCGCCGCCCTGCGCGGCGATGTTGACGAGGTGAAATCGCGGCTCGACAAGGTTGCCCGCGCAGCCAGCCGTCCGGCAATGGGCGGCAGCGCTCCGGCAAGCGATGCGCCCGAGGTGAAAAGCTTCGTCGATGGTTATCTGCGGCGCGGGCGCGAGACCGAGCTGAAGTCGATCAGCGGGGTCGTTCCGGCTGACGGCGGCTTTGCCGTGCCGCGCCAGATCGACGCACTGATCGCAGATGTCCTGACCAGCATCAGCCCGATCCGCGCTATCGCGCAGGTCGTTCAGACGGGGACGGCAGGCTATCGCAAGCTGGTCACCACCAGCGGCACGGCTTCAGGCTGGGTCAGCGAAGCGGCTACGCGGCCCGAGACCGGGACGCCCAAATTCGCGGAAATCGCCCCGCCGATGGGTGACCTCTACGCCAATCCGGCGGCCAGCCAGGCGATGCTCGACGATGCCGGGTTCGACATTGAAACCTGGCTCGCCAGCGAGATCGCGGTCGAGTTCGCGCGCGCCGAAGGCAGTGCCTTCGTCAAGGGCACCGGCACCAACCAGCCCGAAGGCTTCCTCACCGCCACCAAAGCCATCACCCCTGACGCCACGCGCGCCTTCGGCACGTTGCAATATGTCGGCTCGGGCAACGCCACCGGGCTCGGCACTGCGCCTGACACCAAGCTGATCGACCTGGTCCATATGCTCAAGGCCGGTTACCGACAGGGCGCAGTGTTCGTCATGAACTCGGCGACCTTGGCTGCGATCCGCAAGCTCAAGACGGTCGATGGCGCATTTCTTTGGCAGCCGGGTCTGGTCGAAGGCCAGCCCGACCGCCTGCTCGGCTACCCGGTGGTCGAGGCCGAGGATATGCCTGACGTCGCTGCCGGAACCTTCCCGATTGCCTTCGGTAACTTCCGCTCCGGCTATCTGATCTCGGAGCGCGGCGCCACGCAGGTGCTGCGCGATCCGTTCACCAACAAGCCCTTCGTGCACTTCTACGCGACGAAGCGGATCGGCGGGAAGGTGCTCGATTCGAACGCGATCAAGCTGCTGAAGATCGAGCTGTAGGCCCAGCGCCAGATCCCCTCCCCCGGCCGGTCGCGTGTCCCCTTCGCGCCCGCCAGGCTCTCGCGCCCGCATCGCCTCAGGCCGTTCCCCCGCCTGAAACCAGCGATGCGGGCGCATTCCTTGTGAATCACATTCTGGGAGACACCGCGATGCAGCGGACAATCGTGCAGCCCCCGATGCCCGGCGACGCCGCGCTGGCGGAGCTGAAGCACTGGCTCGGGATCAGCCGCCCCAACGAAGACGAAACACTTGCCCAACTGCTCGATGCCAGCTTCACCATCTGCGAAGGTTTCACCGGCAAGACGCCGCTCAGACAGACGGTCGAGGAAATCATTCCGCTGGCGGGGGGATGGCAGGAGCTGGTTTCCCGCCCGGTTCGCGAGGTGACCGGGGCGGCGCTGATCGCGGCGGATGGCACCCGCGAGGTCATCGCCGCGCTGACCGACGCGCTGGAATGGCGCATCTCAGGCTCGGCTTGCGTCCAGCTGCTGCGCCCGTTCGAGGGCCAAGGCCTGGCGCTGCAATTGGTGGTCGGGATTGCCGAGGACTGGAGCGGACTGCCCGCCCCGCTGCGGCATGGCATAATCCGGCTCGCCGCCCATCACTTTCGCCACCGCGATGGCACTGGCGAAACCAGCGCCAGCGGCGTTCCGCCTGCCAGCGTCACCGCCCTGTGGCGGCCGTGGCGCGACGTGCGGTTCGGATGATCCGCGCCTCCGCCCGCGCGGACAAACTGGTGCAGCGCCTGCGCGCCCGCGCCGCGCGGATCGCAGCAGGCCGTACGGCCAAGCGCCGCCCGCCAGAGCGCTCAGACTGGCATTCGGCCGCCGCGCTGTGGCCCGATCTGTTTGGAGACCCCCGCGATGGAAAATGACCTGCGCGCCGCGCTGATCGCCTGGCTCGCCGCCGATCCGGCCCTGGCAACGATCAACGCGATTGAGGAAGAGGCCCCGCTCTCCGTCACCCCGCCGTGGCTCGGCATTGCCGCCAGCGCCTCGACCGATTGGGGTACCAAGGACCGCGCAGGCCGCGAGATCCGCGTGGCGTTGGAGCTCGAAAGCTACACCGATCTGACGGCGGGCGATGCCGGTCTGCTCAGCGCGATTGAGCGGCGCGTGCTGGATCTGCCGCCGTTCCAGCCCGGCTTCGAACTCGCCTCAATCCGCTTCCTGCGCTCGCGCAGCGAGGCCCGCGCCGACAACCGCCGAGCCGCGCTGCTCGAATACCGTTTCCGCCTGTTCGCCCCGCTTTAGGAGTAAGCCATTATGCCCGCACAATCCGGCGCCGCCTTCCTGCTCAAGATCGCCGACGGAGCCTCGCCTCCGGCCTACCAGACCATCGCTGGCCTGCGTACGACGCAGATGTCGATCAATGGCGACACTGTGGTCGTCACCCACAAGCAATCGGGGGGCTGGCGCGACCTGCTGTCAGGCGCGGGCACCCGCTCGGTCTCGGTCAGCGCGGCGGGGATCTTTCTCGGCAGCACCGCCGAAGCCACCGTGCGCGCCCATGCGCTGGCCGGAACGCTCGACCAATACGAATTGTCGTTCGAAGACGGCGAGAAGTTGCGGGGCCGGTTTCTGGTGCAGCGGCTCGATTATGCCGGGGATTTCAATGGGGAGCGCAGCTACACGCTCCAGCTTGAAAGCTCCGGGCCGGTGGTGCCGGCATGACCGCCGCCGCCAATCCCTTGCGCGGCGAATGCGCGCTTGTCGTGGCCGGTGTGAGCTATGTGCTGCGCCCGAGCTTTGAAAACCTGGTGCTGGCCGAAGCCGAACTGGGCTCGCTGTTCGCGCTGGTGGAACGCGCGGCCGGCGGCGCGCTGACGCTGACCGAAATAACCGCGCTGCTGTGGCACTGCTTGCCGGGCGAGAACCGTCCCGAACGGATCGCGGTTGGCACGGCGGTGCTGGCGATGGGGATGGTGGGAGCTACCGCCCCGCTGCGGGCAGTACTCGGCCAAGTGCTTCAGGGCGAGGCATGACCGACAGTTTCGGTGGCGCTGCTGCTCGCTGGTGCGCGCTTGCTGCACGCTTGCTCGGATGGCGGCCCGCCGAATTCTGGAACGCCACCCCCGCCGAACTGGCGATGGCGCTCGCTGCCCCCGAAGACCCGACCACCCCTTCACCACCGAGCCGCGAGGCAATCGCCCGCATGATGGAGCGCGACACCGATGACTGACAATTTCGAAGAACTGGTGATCGACGTGCGCGCCAGCACCGATGGCTTTGCCAGCGACGTGGAAGCGATGCGCCGCACGCTCGATGGGTCGCTGCTGGACGGGTTCAGCCGTGCGGGCAATGTGCTGGAGCGGGGGCTGCTCGGCGCGCTGCGGCGCGGGAGCCTGGGGTTCGACGATCTGAAGCGCGTGGCCTTCAGCGCGCTCGCCGAGATCGCCGGATATGCGCTGCAATCGGGGATCGGCAATCTGTTTGGCGGCACTAGCGGCGGAGCCGGGGGTTTGGGCAATCTGCTCGGCCAATCGATCGGCGCGCTGTTCGGCCTGCCGGGCCGGGCGACCGGAGGGCCGGTGGCACCGGGGCGGGCCTATCTTATCGGAGAGCGCGGGCCGGAGGTATTCGTGCCCACTGCGGCCGGGCGGGTCGAGACCGGCATGGCCGCGCCGGGCCGCGATGTTCGCGTGGCGATCCAGGTGGCCGTTCCGCGCGGTCAGGCGGCACCAACCGCGATGCAGCGCTCCTCCCGCCAGATCGCAAGCGCCGTGCGCCGCGCGCTGCAACAGGCCTAAGAAAGGAGATTTCCGATGGCATTCTGGCTTACCCGCGAACGCCGCGCGCAGGAAAGCACCTTCATCCAGCGCTTCGATCCGCGCTTCTGGACTGTCAATTTCCCCCGGCCCGCGATGGCCTCGGTGGTGACGACCGGCCCGGATGCAATGCGGGTCGACCTCGAACTGCATCATGCGGGCGAGCTGGTCGGGCTGATTTGGGAGAGCGCGGACACGCTCGATCACCCGCTGCTCGCCTACCAGACCGACCGCGATTATTCGCGCACGACGCTGCGCTTTCGCTGGCAATCGGATGGCGTGATCGCGCTCGATCAACCCAATGGACCGACACTGACGATCGAGGGGCGCGATGCTGCGGGGCTGCCGCGCACGTGGTACATTCGGCTATGGAACTATGCCCAAGGCACACCGACTGACGCGCGGATCAGTCTGCCGTTTTCCGCGCTGGAAAGCGGTTACGGCCTGCCGGGCGAGCCGATTCACCCCGGCGATATCGACCGCATGTTCATCTCGCTGGTGGCACCCGGCTTCGTCTGGGGAAGCACCGCACCCCTGCCCGCGCGGTTTGGCGGTTCGGTCACTATGTCCGAAATCGCCGCCGACGGCGCGCGGGCCATGCTGGAACTGGGCGATGTGCTCGTTCCCCCGCACGGCGAACGCATGGCGACGGCTTACGACGATGCCTACAACCAGACCCCGGCACGGTTGCTGCGGACGGTGACCGGGCTCGGCTACCGCGACGATATTGTCCACTATGTCGGGATGAGCCACTTCATGCGGCTCGCGCGGCAGGCGGATGGCAGCCTGCTTGCGTCGGCTGATGGCGAGTTGTGCGAGCCTGCTGTGGTCTGGCACCGCAACCTGTTCGCGCTGGCGCAGGCAGGCGGCTTGGAGGTCATTGCTTCGCTCTCCTATGAGCTGTTCGACGCCTATTGTCCGGAAAGCTGGAAGCAACGCACCGCCAGCGGTGCCCCGGCGCTGACGGGGTGGGTGCCGCCTTCAACCTTGCTGTCGCCCGCCAATCCGCAGGCAATGGGCTGGCTGGCCGATGTGGCCGAGAGGTTTGTCGCCTTGCTTAGCCAAGGAGGCCTCCCAGTCCGCTTTCAGATCGGCGAGCCGTGGTGGTGGGTGACGCCCGCGCGGGAAATCTGCCTTTACGACGCCGCGGCCAAGGCTGCTTTCGGAGGCAATCCGCCGGTCATCGCCAACATCGCCGCGCCGCTCGATGCGGCGGCAACTTCGCTGCTAGATGCAGCAGGCGCGCTGCTCGCCCAATCGACCGCCGCGCTGACTGCTGCGGTGCGGGCTGCGGCGCAGGGGCCCTCCGAGGTTCTGCTGCTCGCCTTCACGCCGACGATCCTCGATCCTGCGACACCCGAGCTTTACCGGGCCAATCTCCCGACCGGATGGGCGGCCCCGGCTTTCAACCGGTTGCAGCTGGAAGATTACGACTGGCTCACCGCCGGAGCCGACGCGGCGCGGCGTGCGGCCTATGCCTTGGTCGATGCCCGGCTCGGCTATCCGCTCACCGATCAGGATTATCTCGCCGGTTTCGTGCTCAATCCCGCCGATGCGGAAGTGATGTGGGCGCGAATCGACAGCGGGCTGGGCGAGGCCGCCGCGCGCGGCATCACCCGGCGCTACGTCTGGGCGCTGCCGCAGGTCAATCGCGACGGCTACACCCGCCTCGCCCCTTCGCCGGAGCAAGCCATGGATCCCTTCGACAACGTCCTTTACCCCTTTCCGCTGGGGCGCAGCGCCTCGGTCGCGCCCGAGTTTTCGACCTCGATTGCGGTGACCGCCTCGGGGCATGAGCGGCGCAACTCGCTGTGGTCGGACGCCCGGCTGCATTTCGATGTCGGCCCCGGCATCCGCTCGGAAGGCGAATTGTCTGAATTGATCGCCTTCTTCCGCGCCCGCCGCGGTCCGGCGCGCGGGTTCCGGATCATGGACCCGTTCGACAATAGCTCGAACGGGATGACGGGTACGCCGACAAAGCTCGATCAATTGATCGGCATTGGCGATGGGGTGCGCGCCGATTTCCAGCTGGTGAAGTCCTATGGCGGCGCCGAGCCGCAGGTGCGCCCGATCACCCGTCCGCGCGCGGAAACACTGGTGGTGAGCATCGGCGGCGCGGCCAGCACCGCCTGGACGCTGGGCGAGAAGGGCACCTTGCGCTTCCTCACCGCTCCGCCTCCGAGGGCCGAAATCCGCGCCGGCTTCCGATTCGATGTGCCGGTGCGGTTCGCCGAAGACCGGCTCGATGTTGCAGCGGTAGACTTCGCCGCCGGGGAAGCGCCCTCCGTGCCGCTGATCGAGATCCGGGAGTCCGCCTGATGCGCGTGTTCTTTGACCGCGAGCTCGACACAGTGGCGACCTTCTGGCGCATCTATCGCCGCGACGGGGCGGCGCTCGCCTTCACCAGCCATGACCGCGACCTTAGCTTCGGCGGCATCCGACATCTTGCCACCCCCGGCATGATCCCGGCCGCGATCCGCCTGACCTCCGAACTCGCCAATGACAGCGCCGAGGTGCAGGGCGTGCTCAACCACGATTCAATCCGCGCGGACGAATTGGCCGCCGGGCTGTTCGATGAAGCCGCGATCGCCATCGGTGCGGTCGACTGGATCAGCCTCGATCACCACACGCTTTACACCGGGCAGATCGGGCGGATCGAGGACGACAGCACGCAGTTTTCAGCTGAACTGCGTTCCACCAAGAGCCTGCTCGAACAAGATCTCGTGCCTCGCACCAGCCCCACGTGCCGGGCCGAGTTCTGCGGGCGCGGGTGCGGGCTTTCGGCGGTGCGGTTTACTGCGGTGGTGCCACTTGCCGCGATTGATCTTGAAGCCAACCGCGTGCGGTTTGCAGGCCTTGATGGCGAGGCGCATGTCGATGGCCGGCTGCGCTTCATGGCCGGGCCGCAGACCGGGGTGGCCTTCGGGGTCATTGATGCCGAGGGGGACTGGCTGGTGCTCGACAGGCCACTGGTGGCTGGCACCCCGCTTCGCTCACGGGCAGAATTGCGCGAGGGCTGCGACCATACCATCGCCACCTGCGCCGCGCGGTTCGGAAATGCGGCTAACTTCCGTGGCGAGCCGTTCCTGCCGGGCAATGATCTGCTCGCCCGCTACGGTCAGCCATGACCGCGCCCGGCGAAGCGCTGGCCGAGGCTGCGCGGGCTTTGATTGGCTGTCCGTTCCGGCTCCACGGCCGCGATCCGGCGACCGGGCTCGATTGCGTCGGACTGGTCTCGGCCGCGCTCGCGACAAGCGGTGTGCGCACCGCGGTTCCGACCGGCTATGGCCTGCGCAATCTCGATATCGCCCACTGGTTGCCGCTCGCGCAGCAGTCGGGACTGGTGCCCGCACCCGGCGCCATTTGCGCAGGCGAGGTGCTGCTGATCGCGCTCGCGCATTGCCAGCACCATCTCGTGATCGCCGCAGACGCAGTGACTGTCATCCATGCCCACGCCGGGCTGCGGCGCGTGGTGCTCCAGCCGCTCGATCCCGCCTGGCAGGTTCATGCCAAGTGGCGGTTCGCACCTCAGAGGGAAGGCTAGGTCATGGCGACGATAGTTCTGACAGCGCTGGGCACGGCGATTGGCGGCCCGATCGGCGCATCCTTCGGCGCGTTGATCGGCCAGCAGATCGATTCGCGTATCTTTGCCCCCGGTGGGCGCGAGGGACCACGCCTGCGCGATCTCGCGATCAGTACCTCGAGCTATGGCCAGCCGATCCCGCGTCAGTTCGGACGGATGCGGGTGCCCGGGACGGTGATCTGGTCGACGGATCTGGTCGAAAGCAAGCGCAAGGAGAAGGGCCGCAAGGGCCAGCCTTCGATCACGGTCTATGCTTACACCGCATCTTTTGCCGTGGCGCTGTCGAGCACGCCAATTGACCGGCTCGGGCGGATTTGGGCCGATGGCAACCTGCTGCGCGGCGCGCAGGATGACCTCAAGGTCGGCGGAACTTTGCGCGTCTATCGCGGCTTCGGCGATGATCCGGTCGACCCGCTGATCGCCGCAGCCAAGGGCCCTGCCGCACCTGCTTTCCGTGACTGCGCCTATGTCGTGTTCGAGAACCTCGAACTGGGCGATTACGGCAACCGCATCCCCGCGCTCAGCTTCGAAATCTTTGCCGATGGCGGGGATGAGAGCGTGTCGCTAGCGCAACTGGTGCCGGGTGCGGCAGCCCCCGCCATCCGCGCGCCATTGGCCCATGCACGCGGGTTTGCCGATGAGGGCGGGCCGCTGGCATCGACGCTTGCGGCGATTGATCAGGTGATCCCGCTGGTCTGCATGTCAGGCAGTGAAGGCCTCACCATCGCCGTTCGCGACTCGGCTGCGGCGGGCATCATGACCCTGCCCGGCCAACTCGCGACAGATGACCGACAGCAAGACGAAACATCGCACAAACAGCGCGCTGGCGTGCCCGCACGCTCCCCTGCTGCCCTGCGATATTACGACGAGGATCGCGACTATCAGACCGGGGTGCAGCGCGCATCCGGTGCCCGCCAAGCGGGCCGCGAGCTGATGATCGACCTGCCCGCAACCATGACCGCCAGCGGCGCGCGCAGCCTCGCCAATGACAGCGCCAATCGCGCGCGGTGGCAGCACGAGACCGTTAGCTGGCGAATCGGTGAGCTCGATCCGCGGCTCACGCCCGGCCGCATCGTCCGTCTGCCGGACATGCCCGGCCATTGGCTGCTGCGCAGCTGGGAATGGCTGGATCGCGGAATCGCGCTCGAGCTGGAGCGACTCGCCCCCGCAGGCGGTACCGCGCGCCAGAGCGACCCGGGGGAGAGCTTGTCGCCCACCGATCTCGTCATTCCGCCGACCCAGCTTGCAGCCTTTGAAGTCCCACCCGATGCCAGCAGCAACCCGGCCAATCCGCTGATCTTTGCAGCGGCTTCTGGCGCGAACAGTGCTTGGCGGGGGGCGGCCCTGTTCGCCGTTCAGGGGACCGCGCTGGTCGATCTCGGCACCACGGGAGCGCAGCGCGCGGTAATGGGAGCGCTTGGTCAGCCGCTCGAGCCTTCCTCGGCGCTCTTATTCGAACCGGCAGAGACTGCGGTGATCGATCTGGTCGCAGGTGATCTCGATCTGGCGGACACCGACCTTGCGGGCCTTGCCGCCGGTGCCAACCGCGTGCTGATCGGCGGTGAGCTGGTGCAGTTCCTACGCGCCGAGCCTGTAAGCGAAGGTCGCTGGCGGCTGGCCGGGCTGTTGCGCGGACGGGGCGGCACCGAGCCGGAGGCTGCCCGGGGCCACCCAGCACAATCACAGGTGGTCGTCATCGACGACAATCTGGTCCCGCTTGATCCGCAATTGGTCCCGCCCCTTGTGACCTCGCGAATCGCCGCGATCGGGACGGGCGATCCAGAAACCATCATCGCCCCGCTCGCCAATCCAGGCCTCTCGCGCCGACCGCCATGCCCCGTCCATCCGCGTGTGCGCATCGAAGCCGATCAGGCCAGCCTGTTTAGCTGGACCCGGCGCGGGCGAGGACAATGGCGGTGGGAGGACAGCGTGGAAGCTCCGCTGGTCGAGGAGCGTGAGGCCTATCTCGTCGGCTATGGCCCGGTCGATGCTCCGCATGCCGCCTGGCAACGCGATGCCGCCTGGCTGCGCCTGACTTTAACGGAGCGGACGGCGCTGATTGCCGCACACGGTCCGGCTCCAATGTGGGTCAGGCAGGTCGGCACCTTTGACCATTCGCTGCCGCTGCTGCTCGCTTCATTGTCCTGA